TTCTACAAAGATTGTGCTGCCTCGATACGCTTGAGAGGCCACCAATGAAGCGCCCATTCATTCCCGTTGGCAAGCCAACAGGCAGGCCCAGCGCAGAGCGCGACCACATGGAGCGTGCCCGTGCCCGTGAACTCCTCACGACCTGGCTGGTGACCAAGGACAAGCAGCTGGTGGACAGGCATCTGGCCGTCAGTGACAAGTGGTTTGGGCCTGGTGCCGAGCAGCGGGTCAGGGATCACATGAAGGCGGTGGCCAAGCATGAACGCCATGTCTGAACCCATTGCCTTTGCGCTGCCAAAGAAGCCGCGCATCAAAGAGAAGGACGCACCGCCAGACCAGCGCAAGGTCTGCGTGCTGCCCATTCGTGCCGTCTTTGATCGGCGCATGACCCATGGCGCTCTGCAGGCTCTGGCCGCGCTCTGTGCCTACTGCAACCGTGCAGGCATCACCTGGGTGAGTCAGACCCGGCTGGCCACCGAACTGGGCATCAGCCAGCAGGCCGTGGCCAAGCAGTTCAAGCAACTCAAGGAACTGGGCTACCTTGAGGTCGTGCGCCGTGGGTTCAAGGGCGAACGCACCGACACCCTGCGCGTGGTGTTTGACCCATCACTCACAGCCGAACAGGTCATCACCATGACCAGCAACAAGGAGGACACCCGATCACCAGCCATCAGAGAAGAACAGGAGCGACAAGCCATGCAAGACATGACACCAGACCCAGAGGGCCAGCGGCGCATCGCTCAGATGATCGCCAAGGCGCTCAAGCAACCAACCCACAAGGAGAGAACCATGCCCAAGACAGGCGACACCCGAGCAGTCCGAGAGGTCAAAGAGGCCATGGCCAAGGCAAAGGCCAGACAGTCCAAGACTGTGGACAAGTCAGTGGACAACCTACCTGCCAATCACAACCTGAGAGTTGTGAATGAGAAGGCTGTCCAATTACAACCCAATCACAACCTGGAGGTTGTAGATAACTCCGAAGAACACTATAAGGGGAGTATTAAGGTCATTAAGGATAAGAACTCTTTTAATAATCTAAATACAGTTATGAACAACCAACAAGTCAAAGAGTTGATTGACAACGGTATGACAGTCGAACAGGTGCGCGAGGCCGAGGAGTTGATCGAACCCATGTTCGCAGCCGAGGGGATCAAGCCCAGCGGCTCGGTGATGGCCCAGGCCATTGCTCAAATGCACCGGGATACCCGATGAGCCGATGCCTCATCCGCGCATCAGAACCCACCTACAAGCCACGATCATGGGGTGGTGTAGGCAAGGGTAGCCACTCACCCATTCAGGCGCTTGTAGAGGCTCCTGTTGGTTGTGTACAGATCCCAGACGAACGTGTGGGTTTTGTACAAGGGGGTGGTGGGGGTGTGTCGTGTGTCCAGAAGGCAGGGGGGGTCGTGACGTGTCCATGGGAGGCCGAGGCCAACCTATACGCGCCAGCATGTCGCCTGGGCGATACCGGGCGCGTTGACAGGCGCGTTAAAAGGCACCTTTCCCCCCCCCACCCCACCGTAGCGTAGAGGGGGACTTCCCTCAATTTTTCCCCACAATTTTGTGGACTTTGTAAACTGCCAATCGAAAGGAATGACTGATGGCATACGAAATGAAACCCAGCAGCGGCTCGCTGTTCAAGAATGATCGCAAGGAGAAGGAGACCCATCCTGACCTCAAGGGCAAGGTGATGCTGCCCAACGGTGAGGTGCGCTGGTTGTCAGGCTGGAAGAAGCAGACCAGTGCGGGTGATGGCTGGCTGTCACTGGCCATTGGTGACTTGGTGCAGCAGGGTGGTGGCGGTGGCCAGCCGATGACGCAGCACAGCCAGCAGAAGGCCAATGCGTTCGTGGCCAATGACGACGACATCCCGTTCTGATGGGGGCCGATATGAGCATCACAGACGCAGACGAGCCAGCGTTTCCATATCCGGATCACGGGCGACGAGGCATGACCTTGCGCGACTACTTTGCGGCCAAGGCGATGCAAAGGCTGATGGACATCGCGATGCCTATGTCAGAGCTTGCAGCCGGAGCGTATGACATGGCTGACGCCATGCTGGAAGCGCGGAATGGGGTTGCGGTTGGCCGCAAGATTGAGGAGTTGGGTCTTTCGCTTAAGACCGAGAACTGCTTGAAGGCTGACGACATTTGCACCGTTGAGCAGTTGACCAAGCTCACAAGTAACCATTTGCTGAAGATTCCAAACATGGGGCGCAAGTCTGTTCTGGAAATTGAGCAAGCTCTGTTTGTGCAAGGCTTGAGGTTGCGCGATGGCCAGCCGTAAGCAGCCGACCCAGATCCCCAGCGTGGCTGGCTGGGGTGGGACGCGCTCGATTGAGCGGCGTCTTGAGCGCTCCGCGACCTTGGCTGGCAACCGGGAAGCGGTGAGCTATGCGCTGCTTTGCATGGCGAACACGAAGATCACGGACATCATGACGTGGGACGAGGCTGGGAATGTGAAGGTCAAGCCTTCGCACCAGATCCCCGAGCATGCGCTGACCGCGATCAAGAACATCCGGGTCAAGTCTGACCGGGATGGGAACTCGACGCTGGAGATTGAGTTGTACGACAAGGTGGGGGTGTTGCGGATCTTGGCCAAGGCCAGCGGTCTGTTGGACAACCCGGAGGAGTCGGACAAGCCCTCGGTGATCGGCATCAACGTGAAGGCCCCGCCGCGCTCTGGCGTGGGCGACATTGTGGAAATGGATGGAGACCAATGACAAAACAAGACGAACTGACGGCTGGCTTACAAGCCGAGCTTGCCCGTGTGAACGCCAGGCTGGCAGAGCAGCCAACACCCGTGCAGCAGGAGCCGGTGGCAGAAGTGGTGCAGGCATTCGCAGATTTGACCGCCATAAGCTGGAAGCACAACGGAGGGCGGTTCCCACCGATCGGCACCAAGCTCTACACAGCCCCACCAGCACAGCGCAAGCCGCTGACGGATGAGCAGATTGTGGCAAAGGCTTTGCACTTGTCAGGACTTGGCACTAGCCCGGATGTAATTCAGTTTGCCCGAGCCATCGAAGCCGCCCACGGCATCACGAAAGGCCAGTCATGACCCTGAACCCTGAACACATCATCCGTCAGCTGGTGACGGCGCTCGAGGGTTCCCACACCCCGTTCCGCAATGACCAGTGGAACGTGGAGAAGGAGGCCCTTGCGGCTGGCAAGCGCTACCTGAACGAAATGGCGCTGCTCGGGCGTGAGAAGATCGCAGAAGAGTACCGGGTCGGCTTCGACGGCCCTGACGAGGACTGACATGTCAAAGACCAAAGAACAGAGCCAGAAGGCCATCCCATCGACTGGCATCAACTTGGACTTCAGCACCAGCCCCGTGGTGTTCGACTACTTTCAGGCCAACCCCTTTGTGGCCGGGATCATGGGGCCTGTGGGCAGCGGCAAGTCCTACGCCTGCGCGTCCAAGATCTTCAAGAAGGCGGTGGAGCAAAAGCCCTCCCCCATTGACGGCATCAAGTACAGCCGTTGGGCCATCGTGCGAAACAGCTACCCCATGCTGAAAACCACGACGATCAAGACCTGGCTGGATCTGTTCCCCGAGTCCACGTTCGGCCCGATGCTGTGGACGCCGCCGATCACGCACCACATTCGCCTGCCTGCGCGTGAGGGCGCGGCTGGGATCGACATGGAAGTGATCTTCTTGGCCCTTGACCAGCCCAAGGACGTGCGCAAGCTGCTGTCGCTTGAGTTGACCGGGGCGTGGGTAAACGAGGCCCGCGAGTTGCCAAAGGCGGTGATTGACGGCCTGACCCACCGGGTGGGCCGATACCCGACCAAGCGGGACGGCGGCGCCACTTGGCACGGCATCCTGATGGACACCAACCCGATGGACGACGATCACTGGTGGTTCAAGATGGCCGAGAAGGAAAAGATGACCGGGCCGTATGCCTGGAAGTTTTGGAAGCAGCCGGGCGGCGTGGTGGCCGTTGACTCTGAAGACCTGCCCGACATGCCCGAGGCCAACGACCACATCTTTTCGGCTGGCAAGTGGTGGAAAATCAACTCCAAAGCCGAGAACCTGTCCAACCTGCCGCCGGGCTACTACCCCCAGATGCTGCTGGGCAAGAATTTGGACTGGATTCGCTGCTACGCCGGGGGCGAATACACCTATGTGCAGGAAGGCAGGCCCGTCTGGCCCGAATATCAGGACTCGACCATGTCTGGCGACACCGTAGTTGACCCTACGGTGCCCATTCAGGTGGGGCTTGACTTCGGTTTGACCCCTGCGGCGACCATCGGCCAGCGTTTGCCCAACGGCCAGTGGGTGATTCACAAGGAAATCGTCACGTTTGACATGGGCCTCGAGCGTTTTGGCCTGCAGCTGCTGGCAGATCTCAATGCGCTGTACCCA